ACATTTTATAGCGTGGGTATCGGAAGAGCAGTCACAGGCCATAGACCATTTAAAGTATATCCGCTCTCATTTTGAAGACAACAAAATGATAAAGTATTATTTTGGAAACATGGATGGTGCCAGTGTAGGAAAAAGATGGACAGAGAAGGATCTGGTCACACCAAAAGGGGATAGGGTCATATCCAAGGGTACATCACAAAGACTTAGAGGTAGAGCGGAGGTAGATGTACGGTATACTGGTATTGTACTGGATGACTTTGAATCAGAGCTAAACACCAAAACGCCAGAAAGGCGTGCTGACATCAAGAAATGGATCGTATCCACAGTATACCCTGCCTTAGAAGAAACACCGGGCAAGGAAGGCTGGATATGGCTTTCTGGGACTATTGTACACTATGACTCTTACCTGCAAATGACCTACGATGGTTGGAAAAGGGCTCAAGAGGACAAAAGGACATACCCTTGGGATGTAAACTTTTATAGAGCCATAGAGGACGGTCAACCACTGTGGGCAAGTCAGTTCTCCAAAAAGAAGCTAAATGCAAAGAAGCGTGAGTTCATAGAAGCAGGACTGGTCAATAAGTTTGCACAGGAATACATGAACGATGCTAGGGATGTGACCAATGCTTCTTTTAAGATAGATAGGATACAGTATTACAATGGAAAGGTAGAGTCAAAGAATAACTTTAATTACTTGATGGATAATGAGGATGCTACACCGATCAATATCTATATTGGAGTTGACCTTGCGGCTACAGCTTCTGAGACTTCTGACTATCAAGTGATACTGGTTATGGGTATTGATTCTAGTAACAATCGCTATGTTCTGGAGTATTTTCGTGAAAGGATACCTACCTTTGATGTTCCAAAAGAAATAATCAGGCTTGCCAACAAATACTCTCCAGTGCGTAGAGTTACGATCGAGACGGTTGCGGCACAGGAAATGGTAAGGGATATGGTAACAAGACTATCTGTAAAAGAAAAAAGATTATTGCCCGGAATCTTTAAAGGAGTTAAACCTCCTGCACGTATTAAAAAGCAAGATAGATTGGAAACAAGCCTTGGGCCTATTGTTAATTCCAAAAAACTGTACATACAAAGAGAGATGACAGAGCTGGTAGATGAGTTCTTTGAACATCCAAAGCCAAAGAATGATGACGTAATGGATGCTTTGTATTATGCGGATTACTTTGCAAAAGCACCGAAAAGTTCTAAGACCAAACGAGAATCTTTATTGGATGAAGAACATAGACCTGTAAGAAAAATAACCAAAAAAGCATATAGTTGGATGACAGGTGCTAGAGTCTAAATATATTGCACTATTAGTATTTTTATCATTAACATAGCATAGCGAAATACACACATGCCAAGGTACTCTAAAAAGTCAAAACAAAGATTAGCAACTTGTGACCAAAGATTGCAGGATGTGTTTAATGAAGTCATTAAGCACGTAGATTGCTCTATTTTAGAAGGTTACAGAAACAAGGAGAGGCAAAATAAATTATACGATGAGAAGCGTACTAAGGTTAAGTATCCTAATGGCAGGCATAATGTTAACCCTTCTAAAGCCGTTGACGTTACCCCTTATCCTGTGGATTGGGCAGACAGGGAAAGACAAACCCTCTTTGCTGGGTTCGTTATTGGCATTGCTCGGAGCATGGGCACTAAGATAAGATGGGGAGGCAATTGGGATATGTATTCAGAAAATGGAAGATGGGAAGTAGAGGACAATAAATTTGATGACTTTCCACACTTTGAGATAAGAGAATAATGCCCGGAACTACAGATACAGTAAAAACAATACTTACTCCCGGTGAGTTCGTTATACGAAAAGAAGCGGTAGATATGATAGGAGTACCCATGTTGAATATGATAAATGACATGCCAGAAAAAGGCGGTCACTCAAGCATAGATAAAATTATACAGATGGCCACTTTAGCAAACATGAAGGGTATGTATGGTGGCGGTATGGTCAATGCTGGCCCAAAACCAATGCAGATGGGTGGTATGGTAGATGAGTATGGTCATGGTGGTATGGTCAACCCTCAAATGATGATGATGATGGAAGAGGGTGGAGAGCTGAAACCAGTTCCAGAAGACAACCCCGGATTAGCAAAACTACCTGAAGAGGTCAGGAATAAAATGGGGTATATGCAAAATGGGGGTATGGTAGAAGATAGTTTAATGGGTATGATGGGCGGTGGCATGATGAATCAACCTATGTCAAGCTATCAGGAAGGTGGCGAGGTATCTTTGGAAGATTATGCTGGGCTTGTAGGGAAGATGGTTACTGCTTTTGGTGGTAAGCTCCCAGAGGGAATGTACACATCAGAGGGGGGTCTTACTCGTGAAGGAATAGCAAAGATGTATGATTTAAATCCCGAGAGCGTGAACATAGACACTCTTTCTTTTGCAAATCCAGCAAATTACATGTTTGAAGTAACTGGCAAAAAACGGGGTTCGGGTGCTGATGTAACCGAAACAACAAGAAGAATTGGGTCTTTACCTATAGAGGGATTACTTGATACTGTGATGAATGAGAATATAGAAGACCCTTCTGAGCGTATGCGTTTTAAATTGGATTTAAACAAAATAAAAAATTATATTTCCTATCAAGGAGGTGGTTTAGTTGGCTATCAAGAAGGTGGCATGGCAGGCCTTCCTGCTCCCCCTATGGATGACCCGCTTCAAATTGAAATGAGGCAGGCAAATCCACAAATGCTTGCAGGACAGTCAATTGGAGTCCCCGGAGAGATGCAGGCTTTAGAGCAAAGCATGATGCAAGATGAGATGATAATTCAACAAGCTATTCAAAGCAAGGCAGAAAAAGCACTTCAGCAACTAAGGCTGTTGGGACTTCTTTCTAATCCGCAATTACTGGATTCTCCAGATGGTATGATGAACATGATGCCAAGTCCTCAAAAAACGTTTAAGGGTAGAATATTGGGCGATATGTTGATACCTGCACCTAATATGCCAAAATAAATATGGAACAAGACCCTAGAGCATTATATAACGATGAGCTTTACAGGCAGTGGAGAGATTCAAGGTCTGATTGGGATACAGAGGCACGTAAGGATATTGACTTTTATCTTGGTAATCATTTTAGTGAAGATGAGTCTGACGAGTTAGCTCAAAGAAATCAAGCAGATATACCAATGGATAGAATATCTGCGGCAATAGAAAAGTTTAAAGCAGTTCTTACATCAAGACCTCCTGCATTTACAATAACCCCAAGAGAGGATTCTGATGTTCAGGTAGCAACATTATGGAGAACTATCATGGGGTATGTCTGGCAAAACTCTGATGGCGATTGGCAAATGAAGCAAGCTATACAGGATTATGCTACTACGGGCATGGGATATCTATATGCTTATATAGATTCCGAATCAGATTTTGGTAGAGGTGACGTTAAGTTCACATACGTAGATCCCTTCAGAGTATACGCATCTCCAAGTTCAAGAGATCGTTGGTTCAGCGACTCGGATGGACTTATCCTTTCCACCATCCTAACAGGTGAGCAAGCCGTTAACCTCTACCCTGAATTGGCAGATAAGAAAGACCCGATAACTGGAGAGGTGATACCCGGTATCATTAATGATATATCTGGATTCACCTATGACGAAGAGGACTACCCTTCATCTCAAAATAAAAACTCTATGACAGTTTTTACACCCGCTGATGTAAAGGATAAAGATTATTATCAGGTAAAGAAGTATCAGGTTTTAGAAAGGTTCTTCAAGGTAAAGGTTCCCTACTATAGAATTATTAACATGAAAACTCAAGAAGAGGATATTCTTTCCCAAGAAGAGTATGTACAGTTCTATCAACAAAATGTTGAAGCTTTTGAGATTGAGGCTTTTAAGTCAATAGAGGTTTTACAAACACGTGTAAAAGTGTGTGCATCGATGGGTGAGGTCGTGCTCTATGAACAAATATTAAATACAGACGAATACCCAATAGTACCATTGCCTAACATTTGGACGGGCACGCCATACCCAAAATCGGACATATCGAGAGCAAGGCCGATGCAAAGGCTTTTAAATAAACTTTGGTCTTTAGCTCTATCTCATGCACAGGCATCTGCTGGCTTAAAGTTATTAGTACCTTTGGGTAGTGTGGATGACGTGGATCAGCTTGAAAAAGACTGGGCCAACCCCAACGCAGTCATCGAGGTAGATTCTTCCCAAGGCGAGCCACACTACCCTGCTCCTCAACCATTAGCTGGAGAGTTCTATAGACTTATACAGCAGTCGGAGTTCTATATTGATTTTATATTTGGACTTCCTGAGATGATGCATGGATTTGCAGAAAAGGCACCAGAGACCATGAGAGCTACAGAAAGAATGATAGCTTTAGGAAGTGAGAGGCCAAAGTCAAAGCTAAGAGATATTGAATTTAGTATCAATAAATTAGGAAAAGTTTTATACAATCTTTCTAAAGGTCATTATGGGTATAAAAAAATATTCAGACTTGCACAACCAAACAACAATATCACAGAAGTGATGGCTAATTTTTATACAGATGTCAGTGGTGCTGTTGTAGACCTAAAGAAAGAAAGACACATGTTAGATCAACATGACGTAAGAATTGAGCCCGGTTCAACAATGCCTTCAAGTAAATATGCAGAACTAGCTGTATATTTAGAGGCATTCCAAATGGGAATCGTGGATAGATATGAGGTTCTAAAGAAGAACCCAGAACTGTTTGATAAAGAAGGTATTATGCGTAGAACAGAAGAGAAACAATTAATGCAACAGCAAATGCAGGCTATGGAAGAACAGATAAAGAATTTGCAAGGTGACTTGCAGACAGCCCAAAGAGAGTCTGTCAGTGACAGGAAAAGAGTTGAGGTCGAGAAGTTTAAAACTAGACTTTCCGAAATTAATTCAGAGTCCAAAGCAGACAGAAGGGTGCAACGTGGAAAACTAGAAAACGAGGTGAAGCTAGAAGTGGAGAAATTGTCCAATAATCTCAAAGAAGTACAGAGAAAGGTCAGTTCAGCTCCTGAAGCCTAGACATCTAAGGAGAAAACTATGTCAACACTAGAACAACAGGAAGTGAATGTCCCCAACGAACAGCCCGGTGCTAATAGTGCTTTTGAAGAGGATATCATCAGTCAGCAGGCAGGCCCAGAGCTTGTCGCTGAAACTCAAGAACCAGTACAGGAACAAGTTCCTGCTATAGACTATGAAGCTGAGTCTAAAAAGTTTCAGTCGATGTACGATCGGTCACAAGCCGAGAATGCTAAACTACAACAAGGTGCTCAAATACTTCAATTATTAGAGCAGAGACCAGACCTAGTCAAAGTTCTGGAGGATGGTATTGCCGGAAACGGAACACAACAGCAACCAGAGCCAACAGTCGTTAAGGATGATTTCAATCCTTGGGATGCTTTTACAGATGAAAACTCTGAATCAGGTAAGTATGTTAACAATAAAATTGAAAACATGGTACAACAGAGATTGAACTCTGCTTTATCCCAACAACAGCAACAGATGCAGGCTCAGATACAGATGCAAAATACTGTGAATGAATTAAGAGGAACCTATAAAATGTCTGATGATCAGGTACAGGATTTCTTGCAATTCACCACAAAACCAAAAGAGCAGGTAGGTTTAAACAACTTAGTCAAGCTCTGGCAGATGCAGAACGGTCAATCTGTTGCTAACAATGATACAATGGAAGCGGTAACTGCGGCACAGCAGGCTCCTCGAACAGCAGGAGTTCTCCAAGGAGAGCCTCCAATGCCAAAAAAGAATGATGCGGATAAAATGTTTGATTCGATCATGTCTACTGGAGGTTCTGGAAGATTACCGTGATTAATAATAACCACATAACACAAAGGTAATAAAATGGCAATATCATTCAATTCTGGAGTATTAAAATCCAGTGATATAAGTGCTACTACCTCTGATGCAAGTGTAGGTCAAAGACCGGATAGAAGACGAATATTTAACTTCGGTGACAGGGTTGCCGAGTTAGTTCCAGAAGAATCTCCATTCTTCGTATATCTTAATCAGGTTGCTAAGTCACCTACCGATGACCCCGTGTTCCGTTATTTAGAAAATCGTAACCGAATTAGCTTTACAGACCGTTCCCTTTTAATTAAGGGTGCAGTTGGCTCGGTTTCCGCAGGTACTTCGTATTCATTTACTGTTGACACTGCTGGCGGAGCCGCTGTAGAATACCTTGTAAAAGGTATGGTTTTAGCTGTTGGTACGGTTGATGATACAAATGGATATGGTCAGGCATTAGTGAGAGTAGAATCAGGAGTAAGTCATGGAAGCAATCAATCTACATTTACTGGTAAGGTAATTGATACTTCTGCGGCAAGCGGAAGCGATAGTATCGCTGACAATGACGTAGCTCAAATCATAGGTACTTCCTATGAAGAAGGTTCTGGTGCACCTGACGTATTTTCTTCTGAAATAGAAGATGATTTTGGGTACACTCAGATCTTTAAAACAGCGGCAGAAATGACCAACACTGCTTACGCAACTCGCTATCGTGGGTATGCCGAGGAGTGGAATCGTATTTGGGCAACCAAACTACGTGAGCACAAGATTGACATTGAAAGAGCTATGCTCTTCGGTCAAAGGGCTCGTGTAGGCGGTGTTCAGTACACGGAAGGTCTAGTAGGTCACATTGTAAAAAATGTATCACCAGTAACTGACGATTCTGCGTTTTCCTATTCTTCTGGAAATGCATATCATCGTAGTGTAGCTCAGGCTGAATTAACTTATGATAGGTTGCTTAGTGACCTTGAAGTTATTTTTGACCCAGCTAGAGGTGGAATGGCAGAGAAGCTGGTACTATGCAGTTTGCCAGTAATTACATTCTTTAATAAGTTAGGTGACGGTGCATTTCTTGATGCTTCTATTGGCTCATCAAGCAATATGCCTTTTAGATTAAACTTTGACTCAAGAGAAGGTGCTTTTGGGCATTCTGTTATGGTGATTGACACCATTCATGGAAAGCTAAACCTTGTCAAAGAGCCACTGTTCAGAGGTATTGCATCCGGCTTTATGCTCATGGCTGACATGACACAACTTGCCTATCGTCCATTAATCGGTAACGGTATCAATCGTGACACTCAGGTTATGACTAATATTCAAGCGGCTGATGAGGATTTAAGGAAAGATATGATCTTGACCGAAGCTGGTCTAGAGATCACTCTTCCTGAATCACATGCACTATTTAACTTAGAAGGAGTCTAAGATGAGAAGTGATTTTCTTAATGAAAGTAGCGGTTCAACTTTTGGTTTAAAGAAAAAAGTTGAGAAGTTAGTTGCCGCAGTAACTCTTACTAATGAAGATAGTGGTAAGGTTTTCATGTGTGATTCTGCTGGTGGAGCATACCAAATTACTCTACCAACAGCATCTACAGGTGAGGAGGGTGTTCACTACAAGTTTATTGTAGATGAAGAAACTCCAACTGGAGATATCACAATAGCGGCTGGAAGTGCTATAATCAGTTTGGTGCAAAAAGATGCAGGCGGAAATGCGGCTAATTCAACAGCAGGAACTCAGGTTTCTAATGTTATTTTAGACACAACTGCACAGAAGGGCGATTACGTAGAGCTTATGTTTGTAGGCGGTGAATACGTAGGTAGCTCAATGTCTGGTATCGACAACGGCATCCAAACATCATAATCCGAATACATAAGGATAACAGTATTAGGTACTGTGAGGGCTGTCAATAAAAGGTGGCCCTCAAAACCTAAAAGGATTACTTATGAAGAAATGCATGCATTGCAATAAAGAAAACAAAGGTGGTTGGTTTTACTGCAAATCTTGCGGTAAACAAGCATCTGAAAGTAAGTTCACTACGAATATGTGGATGACCTCTGATTTAGGAAAGAGAACAGATATTGAGTTTTCTGCTCAAAGCATGAGTGACAATGTAAAGAGTATGAGAAAGAATTTAGGATATGTCAGCTAAAAAGAAAAAAGACCCTAAGCTTGTAAAGGCCGGAGTAAGTTCGTATAATAAGCCAAAACGCACTCCAAGCCATCCTAAGAAGTCGCATGTGGTGGTGGCGAAAGTGGGTAAGAAGACAAAGTTAATTCGCTTTGGACAGCAGGGGGTCAAAGGTGCTGGCAAGAACCCAAAAAGTAAAAAGGATAAAGCTAGGCGTAAGAGTTATTACGCTAGGCATAACGCACAAGACCCAAACCCTAGCAAGTTATCAGCAAGGTATTGGAGTCATAAGGTAAAATGGTAATGAATAAAAAAGTAAAAGCTCCGAAAGGATATCACTGGATGAAGTCTGGTAGTAGTTATAAATTAATGAAGAACCCTAGAGGCGGTTACAAGTCTCACAAAGGTTCTAGTCTAATGGCAAGCTTTAAAGTGCAAATGGTTCACTCTAACGCAAAGAAAAAAGGAAAGTAATATGAAGCATAGTAAATCTGGATATGGTGGTAAAAAGATGATGAAGAAGAAGAAAAAGAAAAAGATGAGCAAGAAAAAGAAGAAATAATGGCAAAGACTGTCAGTTGGATGTGGGGTGGAAAAAGACATTATGGCACATTGATAAGAGAGACTAAAACTCATAAGTTTGCTAGAACAAAAAACGGAAAGGTCAAGAAAATAAAGAAGTAATGGCTAGGAAAAAAAAAGACCCAAAAGTTGGAACTGGTAAGAAGCCTAAAGGTAGCGGTCGAAGATTGTATACGGATGAGAATCCAAAAGATACTGTAAGGATTAAGTATGCAACTCCTGCTGATGCTAGAGCAACGGTGGCGAAGGTAAAGCGAATTAGGAAGCCATTTGCTAGAAAAATACAAATTTTAACAGTTGGAGAGCAAAGGTCAAAAGTAGCTGGAAAAAGAACGCAAGTACAAATATTTAAAAAAGGCAAAGAGGCAATAAGGCGTGCTAATAAAAAAAAGAAAAAGTAATGGCTAGAAAATTTAAAAAAGTACCAAAGACTAAAAGAGGCGTGCCTAAAAAATATGTAAAAGGTTCAAAGAATAAAAAGAAAACACAGGATGAGATATTAAGAACTAGAAAGATGTATAGAGAAGGTGCATTGACACCTGCGATGATGGACATGATCTCTAAACAAAGGAGTAAAAGTGGCAAAAAAAGCAACAAAAAGAAAAGCAAAGCCAAAAAGAAAAGCAGGCGGAAGTAAAGCCGCAGTGCTTGCTAAATATTCTAAGAGTTCTGGTATATCCAAAGGTACTCTTTCTAAAGTATATTCTAGGGGTCTGGGTGCTTATTATTCTAGCGGTTCTAGGCCCGGAGTCAGTGCTCATCAGTGGGCGGCTGGCAGAGTAAGAAGTTTTGCCACGGGTAAAGGTGGTGCAAGAAAAGCAGATGCAGACCTTTTACGTGGCGGTAAAAAGAAAACAACTAAAAAGAAAACAACTAGAAGAAAGAAGAAGTAGATGGCAACATTTGAAGCACAGGTAGAAGCATTAACAAGTTTAAGTATAGATGGTAGTAGTGCACCGACACAATCAGAGCTTTCTCAGTTTTTAACGGACGGAGCTAAAGAAGTATTAAATTCTTTGCCTAGGTCAAAGCAATCTTTATTTACTACTTCAAATGATTTGAATGCTAGCAGTCCAAGCTTTACAGTTTTAGGCTCAGAAATATTTAGCGTAACAAGAGACGATGGAACTATTAATCAACCATGTAGGGTTGTGAACCCGGCTTTGCAAGGCAGAATTAGGGATGCGGATGATATGATGGCCGCTACTACTACAGACCCCGCTTACTATGTCACAAATAATATTCTAGTTGTTGTTCCTACACCTACTAACGCTCAAAACGCTCACGTACAAACATTGAACTATCCTACGGTTGCCTTTGGCGATAGTGCTATTGCAAAATTCCCAGACGACGGTGAGTATCTTGTTGTCCTTTATGGTGCAATAAAGTCATTGCAAAATCTATTAGCCAGTAAGTCAAGTAATAGCGATGTTGGGGTTGCTTTAACAGCTATAAACACAGAATTAGATGAAACTCAAGCTATATGCGATTTAATTAATACTCAAGTTGATGATGCTGTTACACAGCTTGGAGAATCGGCAACTCAAGTTGATGCTGGTGTAGATACAGCATTAACGGCTATTAATACTGCGGCTGATAGAATCAATGCGGCTGTGGCTTTGGCCAATTCGGAATTTGATTTAGCTGTGATATCAGCGAACTCTACAAATGAAGACACAGAGTTAGCGGCTAGTCACGTTCAGGTAGGAAATAGTTTTTTATCTGAGGCTAATGCATCTGCAAATGAAGCACAGGCTTTTTCTGGGGAAGTGAGTGCTAGGATATCTCAGGTTGGGGGGTATGGACAAGTAGTGAATGGCTTATTAAGTGCGGCTCAAGGGTACGTTAATGAAATACAAACTAAAATAAATATAGCTCAGGCGTATGGAAATGAGGTTCAGGTTAGGTTGGCGGCTGATGCAAGTGAGTATGGTAAATATGAGAAACAACAAGCTAAATTACAGGCAGATTATGAAAAAGGAATACAGGCTTTAAGATAATGGCAATACATTCTTTAACAGTAAAACAAATTATTAGTAGGGTTCGTCAGGTTTTTCCAAATGCTCCAGAAACGTATATTATATCTTTGATAAACGATGCATTAAATGAACTTGGTCAATATTCACAAAAGGCTATGTCTGCTAAAATTAATATAACTGCAAACCAAATGTTCTATGACATATCAGATAGTGCTACAGACTCCTCTAGCAACGCTATGGGTATTAATAAAATATATAGAGTAGACGTTATTGATAATGATGGTGACTATATACAAATACCTAGAGTCGTAGATGGGGAACCTCTTATGTTTGACATGGGTTCAGAAACAGCTATTAAGGAGCCTCAATAATGTCATTCGTTAAAGAAGTTACAAGTATTATTGCTGTTGCAGATTCTAGTTCAAGTTTGCGTGGAAAGTATTTTTTTATTAATGCAATAAGTTCAGATAGTAGCGTTAATGTCGGATTTAAAACAACTGAGTATTATGTATGGATAAAAGTTGCAGGAAGTGGAAGCGACCCCTCTATTTCTGGAAAAACAGGCATAGAAGTTTCTATTTCTGAAAACGATGATAAAAACACAGTAGCATCTGCGGTAGGAACTGCTTTAAACAATTTATCTGATTTTTCTACATCTGTTGATTCTTCTACGATTACGGTAACGAATGCAAATAATGGTTCGGTTGCAGATGCATCAGATAATAATACGGGCTTTACAATTTCAACAACAACTCAAGGATCTGGTGCTTTAGCTACCAATGTAAAGTTTCCAGAGGACAAAATATTGTATTTTGTTAGAGGTGATCAATTAGGTTTAATAACAAGTTTTTCTTCAACAAATGAATCTAGAACAGATAGGAAAGCGTATCAAGCTTTTGACCATTCAGTATCCAATGGCCTATTATTACATTACTATGGTAATCCAAATAAGGTCACAGCTATTACCAATACCCCCGATGTTGATAATTTATTCCATTCGGCAATTGTTGACTTTGTTAAAAAGTGTCTTTATATGGACAGGGCAGGTTCTGAGTCAGATGCAGGAAGGTCTCAGGTTGCTATGAATTTAATGTTGCAACACGAAAGAAGATTTGACATGGCAATTAAAAAATATGGAACCAAGAAACGTAGCAAGACTGGAGGTACTAGAGCTGTTGTACCTGCTAGCTTTATGTAATCTATTCCATTGATTGTTTGCTTGTCGATGCGTTAAGTTATCACAGTAGATTTTATAACTATATAAATGCTTTTAAGCGGTGGTGGAGGAATATAGGATAGATCATGGCAAACCCCAATAAATTCACTTCAAAAGAAGTTCTAAATAAAGTATTATTAGACTCTTCTGGTAATGCAGTCACAGCAAACTCAGTAACATCACAAGAAGCACTAAACAGTGTTTTGGATACCACAAACAATAGATTGAATATGTCTCTAGCTGGAGGTACCATTTCGGGGGACGTTACCATAAGTGGAGACTTGACCGTTAGCGGTAGTAACACCTATACCTATGATGAACAAATTGATGGTCAGTTGTGGTTAAAGGACTCAACAGCAAGCAGTGCAACTCAAGGTGGGCATTTAAGGCTATTTAGTGACGATGGTGCGGCTATGGCGGCTGGACATAGATTGGGTGTGATAGAATTTGCCGGTGCAGAAGATGCTTCTTCTACTATAACAGTCGGGGCTAGGATTGAAGCCTTAGCAGAATCTACATACACGTCATCTGAAAACGGTTCTCAATTATCATTTTACACTACAGATGCTGATGCCTCTCAATCTGAAGTTCTTACATTGGGATCAAATAAAGCCGCTACTTTTGCGGCAGAGGTTATATCAAAGGCAAGCTTGCAAGTTCAGACTGGTGGTGGCACTGCAATTGGAAGCATTACTTCATCGGCTGGCTTATTAAGCATTCAAGGAGATAGTGATAGGGATGTAGTTATTGGTTCATCAAACAATGTAAATAGACTTTATGTAGATACTTCTACTGGATTTGTACAACTGGGTAATTCGGTTGATAAAGCCGCTGACTCTCCACTTCATTTAAGAGTTGAAGGTGGAGGAAATGATGTTTTGACTAATGGTATAAAAATGGAAGATCCAGCTATAAGCGGTACTGAACATTTAGGTATTCTATTTAGTGGAAGAACTGATAATCCCGGTGGTAAAGCATATATGGGGGCAGTTAGAGCTGATAACTATGGAGTAATGGATTTAGTTTTTTATACAGACTCAGCGGCAGATGATGCTTCTGTCACACCAAGTGACAATGTAATGACTTTTACACATGATGGATTGCTGGGCATAGGTGAAACAAGTCCTGCAAGTTATGACAGTGCTGGAAATAATTTGGTTATCAGTAACTCTGGTGGCAATGCTGGGATGACAATAAGGTCATCGACTAGTGGAACTACAGCTATACACTTTGCTGACGGCACTAGTGGGAGCGAATCTTATCGAGGAATTATTAGGTATAGCCATTCAAACGACAATTTACAGTTTGGAGTCGAAGGGACTAATTACAGATTTAAACTTGATAATGACTCTAGAATCTCACTATCTAATAATGACTCTGGCACATCCAACACTATTTTTGGCAAAAATGCTGGTGACTCTGATGGTGCTGGAGATTACAACGTATTCGTAGGTGAGTTAGCCGGTGGCTCTGGAACTCAAACAGATGATGCAGACAATAATGTTGGATTAGGTTACAATGCCCTTAATGCTCTGACTACTGGCGATTCTAACACTGCGGTAGGAGCATATGCACTGACTGATAATTTAACTGGTGAATACAATATAGCCATAGGGGTTGAAGCTTTAAAAAACCCTCAAGCCCCATCGAAGAACATAATGATCGGTTATCAAGCTGGCTTGGCTACCACACTTAACGTTCCAACTGCAAACATTGGTGTAGGTTATCAAGCATTAAAAAGTTTGAGTAACGGAAATTTTAATGTTGCATTAGGAACAAATGCTGGCGATGTTATTAGTACAGGCGATAATTGTGTGGTTCTAGGTCATGGAGCTGACCCAAGTGGTGCAGATGCTCAAAATCAAATTGTAATTGGTGCTAGTACTACAGGGACTGGAGACAATGAAATTGCATTAGGAAATACAAGTATATCAGCTATTAAAGCACAGGTAACAAGCATAACAGCATACTCGTCTGATGAAAGAACTAAAAAAGATGTAGCTGATTATGATTTGAAAGGTGTTGATTTTATAAAAGAATTAAACCTAAAAACATATATCTACAAAAATCCAGCAGACTTTCCAGATGAAATAAGAAGTTCAAAATGGGATGAAGAGGGTGTAGAAAGACCAAAAGATCCAACAGAAACACAAGTTGGTTTGATTGCACAAGAAGTTGAAGCGGCACTCGCAAAGCATGGTGTCGGCAACGTAGAAACGTATGCACTAACTCAAGACTCCGGTATTAAAACCTTAACTTATGGAAATCTTATTTTTCCTTTAATAAAGGCTGTACAAGAATTATCTGCAAGAGTAGAAGAATTAGAAGGTAAATAAAATGTGCGATTGTAAATGCTGTAATTGCAAGAATTGTAATTGTTAAACAAATAGGGAAAAGTAAATGGCTAAAAAAGAAAATAAAAAGTCAAACATACTTACACTTAGTGACAAGCAGTATGAGATTGATAAAATGTCAGATGAGCAAAAAATGATGGTTGCTCATTTGCGAGATATACAAAACAAACAAGCATCAAACAGATTTATTGCTGATCAATTGCAAGTTGGTCATGATGGTTTTGTGGCAATGCTTAAAAAATCGTTAGAAGAAACAAAGGAAGATTAATGCTTATTAGGAAAAGTTCTCAGGGCCATTATTTAAGACTGTACAAAAATACAACACCCGGTGCTGTACGGACAAAAACATATTCTGATGGTACGAAAGAGGCCCTGACTTATCCTTCTAGCTATACTTATTTTTTAGTAAAAGATGGTGAAGTGATACAAAGAAGCAATAGTTGGGCAACAATAGAACAGGCTTATGTTGACCAGTGCGATGATAATCATGGAGGTGGTCACGGAAGGATAATGGCAGGAAAGCATCATATTATAAACGGAGTTGTTACCAGTCAATCAGATTACCCTACAGACAGCAATACAAAAGCAGAAATAAAAGATTTTTATGATAAAAGAGGTATAACTTACTCTAGCTCTGAAACAAAGTCAGAGTTGCTATCAAGAATAGTTCCTATGATGGCTGGAGACAATGAAGTATCAAAACATTTAAAAGTATAGTTGTCCTTTGTTTAAAAAATGGGTAACAAGATTAAAAATAAATTAAAAAAGTGGATACGTAAGTATCCCAATGATTTCGAACTAGGTCAAAAGGTAAGGGCGTATGTCTATAAAAAAAGTGAATGTAAATGCAACTATTAGCACGAGTTATAATATTTCTGTTGTTTATTTCTACAGGTCTTAATTGCAGTTCTGGATGGTCTGTATCTGGATATGAATTGTCACCAATGGATACTAGTATGAATACTGTTTTTATTGAGGTTTTATCGCACGACAGTACAGAGCACTGGTATGCTCACAGGGTATATCATGGTGATAATTGGTGCCATCTTCACGATAAATGGGAATATGTAGAGGTGAAATGAGTGGAAAACCAAAGACTGCAAGGAGTTATAGAGGTTCTATTATTGATGATAATGCTGTTCTATCCATTAATATTAAGTTTCTTGCAAATGTATTTATTGTCATTGGTGGTTTAGTGTATGGTTATTGGAAAATTGAAACAAGGATTACAGATCTGGAAAATAAAATGGTTGATGCAAATGAACAGATTGGGGGTTTACTTGATAGACATATCGTGGAGGAAAGGACTGAAAGGCAACAGTTGGCAGAGAAAGTAGCATTTTATGAAAAAGAATTTAATATAAACCCATTTAGTTGGAAGAAGAAAAAGAGGAAATAATGGATTTTATGGCTTTATATGGTGAAGCGGGAATGATTGGGGTAGTAGGGGCAATGTTTGTCTATCTAGTCGTTTCTCTGTCTAATAAGTCAGCCCAACAACAAGAAACCCTTGAAAATCTAAAAACAGAGAATAGAGGACAATCAGAAACATTAGAAAATATGGAAGGAATGATAATTAAACTGATTGAACGTTGGAATAAATCCGATGACAAGCTTGATCGTAAGTTTGATGCTATAACCAAAGAGGTCAACGACCTAGACAATCAAATCAGTAGAGTAGAAGGTAGCCTGTCTAGGATAAATGGAAAGCACTAATGGATAGTTTAAAAGTATCTGGTCTATCGTTTGTTAATTACGGTATCCACTTAGCAAATATAAATTTAATATTACAATGCATCATTGGAGTAATGACCATTGTATACCTTACATATAAAATAAAAACAATAAAAGATAGGAGTTAACATGTTAGCAAAATTAATTGCAGACGATCTGTTGTCAGATGAAAATGGTAAAGAGGTGATTGCTGAAATAAATAAATCTGTAGATATACCAATACTTTCAGAGGCTACTGAAGCAAAAATACTTGAGGCACTTTGGAAGGTGATTAAGTCTGTCTTGCTTAAAAAAATAGGTGTCTAATGCCTAAACAGCATTTGGTTTTAAATGATTTCTCTGGAGGTCTTAATACTTATCAAGAGTATCGAGATCTTCAGGCCAATGAACTTTCTGAGTGTTATAATTTTACATTTCAAAAAGGTAGAACTGTAAGAGTTAGAGGTTCTTTTGAGACTCATGGGACTGTTCCTTCACATGCGGCTACTATTGCTGGTGGGTACGGACTTGCATCTTTTGAATCTGACTATTCTTCTACAGAATATGAAGCTGTAGATACCAGCCAGTCTACTAATTTAGTGTTTACTGACGATTCTGGAGAAGGTGGCGTAGCTGGCTCTGGGACTTTAGTAGGTAGGTTTGTTGAGGCAGGAGACCTAGTTAGCAGTTCTCATACCAATTCAGGCTTGAAAGATACGATTGATACAAGCTTGGTTGTTGGTAGTCAAATATGCATTAAGGGAACCACAAAAAATAATGGAATTTATACTATTGCTGGCATTGGAGACAGTATATCAATAGACGGTGTATCTAATTTAAACGCTATTGAGATAGATACGGCTACTGGGTCTTTTTCTAATGAAACTATAGCGGCTAATTCCACTACTAATGGAGCTGTTAGTATCACCTCTCACGCACTTGGGGAGAACTCTTTAGTCCTGTCGGACGTTACTAATTCTGAATTAGATGTATACAATCTATCAAGTGATGCATTTACTGCGAGCAGAATATCTACAAAAACATCTACAAACATTACGGGTGCATCTGCAATATCTCCTGAATATTCATTTTACATTGTAGACAATGTAGTTAGAGTCAGTGATGGTAAGGATATTCCAACATTGCAAAAAGTAAAGTGGTATGGATATATTAACAGGCACCATTTTAGAGGTGTGCAATCCGGCTCTACAGATTTAAGAGGCGATGCTACTGTGCATAAAGGTTGGTTTTCAAAAGATAATACACTGGCACCCCCTACTAGCGGCAGAACAGATACTTCAAACACGTACCCCAGTGCTAATGCTGGATTTAGCATAGATTACGATTCTACAAACGCAAATGAAAATGCTTTCTTTGAGACAAAAACATGGAAAATAGCAGTTAGTTTTGTGTATGACGGCAATCAAGAGTCGTTATTGTTTATTCCTACTACTAACAATACCTTCACAACAGTTCTTGGCAACGACTTAAGATTAAGGGTTATGGCTAAAATAGGGAGTTCCGGCACTGGATACGATGCAAGGATTAGTGGAGGTAGAATGTATTGTAAGGACAATACCGATGATACTGCGAGTTGGCTGTTGTTGGCTAATATTGATTTAGTAGAAGGTGTTTCTGCTTCATTAACAGGAGACAAAAGTAGTTGGGTTGCACAGAATGCAACTGATATATATGCAGACGTAGAGTTAACAAGCATGAACTTTGACACCTTTGAAAGTATTAATGGGTATTCCCCGGAAATTAGTTCTAATAGCATAGGCCGTTTAGGAGAGGGTTGGAGAACTGGCATTATAGCTAATAGAAGAGCCTTTGTTGCCAATGTAAAAATAAAAAATACATACGATGAGAATATTACAGCGTATGGAGACAGGATCATGTTTAGCCTGCCGAATAGATTTGACACGTTTCCATCTTTTAATTTTATAGATGTAGTAAAAGGAGATGCGGAGGCCTATTTAAAACTACACTCTTTTGCAGACAGATTGGTTGCTCTTAAACATAATTCTGTTCAGATAATAAATGTATCCTCTCCAAGCGAATCTGGCTGGTTTCTAGAAGAGGATATTAAGAACAATGGGGTCAACCATCCCTCGGCATCTTTTCGCTCGAATAAAGGCATATTATGGGCCAATAACAAGGGTTTATTTATATATACAGGTTCGCAAATAGGCAATCTTATAGACAATAAAATAGATCAATCTGAATGGTCTTCCTTTATGACAAACTTTTCAATAGTAGGTTATGATGGGAATGCAGATATGGCAATAGTAATTAGAGATTCAGAGAACTCAGGAGCTACTCAAGGAGATGCTTATATATATGATTTTAAAACAAATGCTTGGTCTTTTCATTCAGATTTGCTAACAGCTAGTGCAGGAAAGTACACTAACTTTGCTACAGATTTTAACGGAGATTTAATTATTGGAATTAAAAACTCAAGCAATATAGATATTAAAAAGTTTAATTATACTAATGTTTCAGCAGTTCCCGCAGATGAAGCATATTTCACTACTAAAGACTTTGACTTTGGATTTCCAAGTTTAGAAAAAAAGATATACGCTATAACCGTTACGTATAAAAGCGATGCGGCTCAAACAAATCCAATATCTTTTGCGTTAGATGGATCTACTTCTTTTACAGAGGCTACTGGAAACTTTTCAAACACCTCTAGCTGGAAGAGGCTACGGGCAAC